ATTACGATCGACAGACAGCTCATTGGTGCCTGTGCAATATGGTTCGAGGGTGTAATACGTCCAGCGCGTTTCCCTCGATCGGTTTTCGGTTGATGTCTTCTTTAAGGTCGTTAGTAGGGATGCTATCGGAAATCTCAGGAGTTCCTTTAGCGATCCCACCGACACTTACATCAACGTCTGATTGTCGAACCCTCAAGAAGTTCTGTGGAGGACTAATTGAGGGGGATGGATCTCACCCTTGGCGTCGTTCCATCGGTGGTCTTTCGCGTCGCCAGCGAATGTCCATCGCGATGTCACTCTTTCTCTTTCGGAAATGTATACCATCTCCGGAGCCAAACTGCGATCAGTATGTTGAGAGAATGTCCCAGGAGAGCCCATTACCGGATGGGGGATTCCTGGAGTTCGTTCAACGAGAGGTGCCGAAGATGTTTCGGCCTGGTTGGGATAAGGAGTATTATCCCAATGCGGCTCTGAACAGTGTCCTGCCTGTTAAGAGTTGCGTCCAGCGCAGCATGGGTTCGGGCGGTGCTAGATTAGAGATATTGTCTCGTCCTCTTAAATGGAATACTAGAGAGGATTTTCTTTTACGGGCTCTCAGTGAGGAGACCAGGACAACATTTCTTCCGTCCCGCGTGACCGCGGTCGAGACGGGGGGTAAGTGGCGGATCGTTTCGGTCGGTGACGTCGAGATGAACATCCTTCGTCCGCTACATACTGCTATCTACAACCGTATTTCCAGATTCGATTGGCTTCTCCGCGGGGAGGCTGAGGCGAGTCGTTTTAAAGACTTTCAATCCCGCGAGGGGTGTGTGTTCGTCAGTGGTGACTACGAGAGTGCCACTGACAACTTAAATCTTTGGGTACAGAAGTTGATACTGAATAAGATTCTTCGTTCGGCAAGGAGTGTGCCGGAACACGTGAAAGAAGCGGCTCGAGATTCGCAGCAGTTGGAGATCCACTTCGGTGGTGACCCGGTGCGGATCAAATCTGGGCAATTGATGGGAAACCTACTTTCTTTCCCCCTCCTCTGCATTGTCAATTATCTAGCTTTTCGCTATTATGCAGGGGTGGGTCCCGAGATCCCCGTCAGGATCAATGGTGACGACATTGTGTTCCGCGCCTCGGCGGAGGTTGCGTGTCGTTGGAAGGAAGGTGTGGTAGGATCCGGTCTAACCCTCAGTGCCGGGAAGACGTTAACTACTTCCCAGTACTTCACCCTCAATTCTCGCCTGTTTCGCGCGCGCAAGTCCGGTGATCCCGTTCTTGTGCCGTGTGTACGCTCAACTGCATTCGGGTTTGGTAACCTGGATGACGGTGTTGCTGGTCTGGCTGGCCGGTGGCGCCGCGTACGTAAGGATTACCCGTGCTCCAAGAGAGTGTTGGCGATCCTTGAGACTTGGTTTTTGAGGGCGAATGTGCGATATATAGTGGCCTCCCGCAGGTCATTGACACGAGGTTTAGATATGAAGTTCTCATACAACGCAATTTCTCGTACCAACCTATGGAAAAGAGAAGTTTGGTATCTCTCTCAGGAGACTGAGTTCCCTATGCCTGTAAGGCCTGCCTTACTTGACCAGCTCAGGGTACCTGACGGTTGGGAGTTGCGTCGTGTTGAGAATGTGACGAGAGAAATGAGGGTGAAGAGCAGGGAAGCCGGCCCTGCTTTTATAGAGTGTGCCTGGTCGCCAGCGACACTCACCACGCGGGAACGTTGCGCTCGGTTCGAGGAGGCGAAGAAACTAGCTCCTCGTTATTGTCCATCACGCTCAGTAGGCCCGACCAAACGGGCTCGACTACTGAAGTTGGCAAAGTGCAACGCCAAAAGATATCTGAAACCTGGACTCCTTCGGGACGAGGGGTGGACGACAGATCCCGGTAAGATACTATCTATTTACCGGCCCGTGGGCAAGAAGATTTGGTTGCCGGTCGAGTCAACTCGACGAAAATTACTCGAGGCGCCAGCGGAAGAGATAGACTATGAGGGAGCTTTACCCGTATTAGTCTCGAACTTGACTGTCCTTCTCCCCAGCGGATCGTTGGCGAACGTGAAGCTGGGAGGAGAGGATTGTTGGATGGGGCCCCCCCCGTCCTACCATCGTACCCTGTACAGCCAGTGTCGGCCACCGCCTTCACTGCAGGGAGGCAGTTACGTTTGCGATAATTCCCGTGATTTGCTCGCAATGACCGGGGCTCGTAAATCTCTGATGTTGGCGTATTAGAGCGAGTCACTCTTATCTACCCTTGCTTGATGTCTTGGTCGGCGCTTGCACCGTCCATCTCACAGGCTTGACCATCCGGTGTCGCAGGCGTGACACGGCGAGACACGATGTGCTCCCTGGCCTCGGCCTGGGATGAGCGGCTTCGGCTTAACATCCGACGGGAGTGGGCGATCGTAGGGATGGGCTGGGAGTTGGAACACTCCTAGTCGGGACTTCCCGTTCAAGTAGACCCGGTCGAATGACAGAGACCACCTGTAATGGGGGGTGATTGGCAGCCCTTACCAAGGCTGGTGTAGGGCGTAAGTCCCCGGGAAACCGGATCTAGTAGTGAGGGTCGAACGAGATCGCTTCCCGCTGCTCGCAGCGGGGCGGAGAGGGAGGGTAGTGCTGGTTTTAAAGATTGACGGCCCGCCTGGCTTTACCCAACGGCGAGGGAATGATACTACCCATGAATATCACTGGCCTGCAGTGGTTGCG